CTAAAATCCTTCGTCCATTAGCTCGGTAGCCTTCTTATCTGACACGCCGTTTTCTTCTTCAATAAGATGGACGTAGGTGTTAACGGTCGTTTCTAGTTTTTGATGTCGAAGGCGATGTTGAACATAGGGAAGGGACTCATGATTTAGGATAAGAATCGAAGCGTGTGTGTGCCTCATGGCGTGTGTTGTAACTTTGTTGATCTTTAGACGGTTACAAATACGTCCTAGCTCTTCGTTTGCATTCCCATTGCCCACGATTTTTCCTAGTTTAGACCAAAATACGAGGTTCTTAGGATTCTTCATTTCGTGTAATTCTAAATAATCTTTCTGCGTATTACGATAGCTCCTCATAAAACGACAGTAGGCGGGTCCTATGGTTATATCTCCATCGGCCTGCCCATTTCCCTTAGTTGGACGAAAAGTCTGTCTACGGGCGTCCCATTGCTGTTTAATGTGAACTATTCCATTATTCAAATCTAAATTATCCCACGTTAGGCCAGCAGCTTCCTCGAACCTAGTTCCAGTTTCTAGTTGAAACAGCATCATTAGCATAGTCATGTGATCATAATCAGCCGTTTTAATGAGGTATTTACGTAGCTTCTTATAATCGGACAACGTCAAATACTTTTCCTCTACGGGCTTAGGAGGGCGTCCAGTGACGTGTGCCTTGTAAGCAAAGTCTCGTTTTAGAATACCATCAGCTACGGCGTCCTTGATTGCAGTGTGTACTTGTTGATGAAGCTTGTGAGATGTGGCAATTCCATGACTGCGGCCAAATTCATTCAGGAACTTCTGGTAATCTGGACGTTTAATTGCGCTCATAGGTCGATCTTTAAAATATGCAGAGATGTGACGCCAGTTGCCCATATATAGCTCGTGAGTATGACGCGATACGCCGTCAGTTTTGTAAATTCTGATCCAATCAAGAAAGTAGTGCTTTAGACTCTCGGTGCTACGTGATAAGTCAGCACCTTCCAGCAGAGCATTTTTAGTTTTAGTTTCCCACTCAACAGCGTCAGTTTTGCGCTTTTCTAAATGAGTAACCGACTTATAGTTACCGTCATCATCCTTATAAGAGACACGGGCTTGCCATTTACCATTATTAAGTTTGGTTACTGACATGTTTTATTCCTCCCAACTGGAAATAACAATAGGTTGACATTCCCAAACATATGTTCTTTTTAACTCAAAATATATACCCCAATTGGGGTATTAAGCGAGTGACGGGAATCGGACCCGCGACTACAGCTTGGAAGGCTGTCGTTTTACCACTAAACTACACTCGCGTGAAGGCCCATAAAGGGCCAGTTATAAATTGCTATTTCATATCGGAATCAACTTTATCAGTTACTGCTTCGTTGGTGAAAGTTTAGATATTTATAAGGCGAAAATAAGAAATCAAAAATCGCAAATTTTTTAGCTAATAAACACACAAATAAACACACGTACCAAGTAATAACAGTTATTAAGAATATTAAAAGAAAGTAGTTACTTATTCCTAATTTAATAAGTATAACTCTGATTATCGAGGTGCTAGGCGCATGAACAAGATAAATAATTAATGAATATTTTCCATACTTCTCAAAATATTCAAAAAACTTATTTTGGGGAAATCTTGAGAATAAATACAATATAAGTGGTATTGAGGTAAGCTTTGTCAAAAAATTACTTTTTGTTAATAAGTTGGTTCTATACCAATTACCACCAGCAAAATATTGTTGCACGATTCCTACAAAAAATATAATAACAAAAGTAATTAATAGAATTTGTTTGCTTTTATTTTCTATCTTGATATTTTTAATTAAATAACCCATATAAAAACATATGGTCCAAGTGAAAGTTTGTGCTAAGTAATATGGGAGAGTCACAAATTGACTAATAAAAAATAAGAAAAGATAAATTCCACCTTGTACGTACATATTTACATGTAATAAATTAAAGAACCCAACCAATACAAATATCAAAAAGAGTATATATAAGAACCACAAATAGCCGATCGGCATTTTATAAATATAGAGTAGGCTATTCCATGAATATAAATCATGAACACTATTACCGACATGTTGTAACAGTACGTAAACAACAGAAAATACCATATACGGAAATAGTAAATTGATAGCTTTTTTTAATATGTCCCTACCGTAATTTTTAACCCCATTTTTAGGATGATATAAATATCCTGATAGCGCGAAGAAAACTGGCATAATAAAAGTAAAAATAATCGCCATAGAAGTTTTAGTAATACCATTATAATTACTGTAACCAGGCGTTTTAAACATACCGTCTAATACGTGGACTAAAACCACAAACAAAATAGTTATTCCTTTTCCAAAATCAACCCAAGTTATTCTTTTCATTTTAATACCGCCGTCAGACTTTTATCAACTAACCCCATGATTCCGTTGGTAAGAGTTAAATTCTTTGACTTCATGCTGAAGTTCCTCCTCTTTTAACAGCTTTTAATGTCGATCAGCTTATTGGACATAGTTTTTTAGTATTCTCTAGCAATATTAATTCTTATCGTGATTTTTCGGTGTCTGTGCGAGAAGTTCCTTATACTTATTAATTTCTGAGTTAAAACGGTCTGGTATATCTTCATTTGGGTGTAACTTTTTCCAGATGAAAATTCCAATCATTGACCAAAGGCCTGCACGAATTAAATCCTTTAGTTTGAGATGTCCCACTGTCATGAATTTAACGAACTTATTTAAAATCCAGTACATAATAGCGATAATAATTATTAACCATGTGAGAATAATAGACATATCTTCCTCCTAGTTATAGTAATAATAATTTCTACGTTGTTTTTGTTTGATGGTCTGACCGACGTACAGTTGTGTACCAGAGTCTCCAAGACCATCTTTATATACATGAGTGATACCAGTGCTACTATCATCTAATCTATAAAGCATACCGTAATCAGTTTTCCACCCGTAAGCCATTCCCTGTGAAGTTTCTATAGACGAATATGCAGAGCCAACGTATTTTTGTAAAGTTTCGACGTCTTTTTGCCCAAAAACCTTAGCAAATGATTTGAGTTGGCCTTCGTTTACCCTTTTCTTGCTAGATTCTTTGGCTTCAGTCTGATCTTTTTTTATAGCGGCTTTATGAATTTCATTAGGAGATCCATCGAACAACTTATCATTTTCAAAATCTAAGTCATCAGATCCGTACATAAGCGTGCTTGAGTTCTCTTCTGTAGGCTTTCCCATGATAGCAGTGACCTGTGATTTAGTCATGCCAAGCTTAACTTTACTGAAATCATACTTTTTAGAACTAGATGATTTAGAAGAATGGCTTTGAGACGTTGAGTCTGTTGATTTTTTACTTGTAGTAGAGTCGCTATTTACCGAATTATAATTATTGCTCTCTGAAGAACTTTTTATGGCAGGGTCGAATATTATACCGATTACCATAAACACAAGAGATACAAGCAGTGATAATAGTCCGTACTTAAAAGAATGTTTGGTATCTTTATTTGTTAAAAATTTTAAAGTTCCCCGTCCAATAAAATACAGAAAAGCTATGAATGAAATTAAAAATACTGTATTAATAATCGCTGTCATAATTCCTCCAAATCAATATTTTCTGATAGACCCCGTTTGTGTAAGCAAACATAAATGTTTGAGCCTTTTTATGACATCCTGACTGGTCAATGTGAGTGGCAGGAGTTGAACCCGCATGGCAATAAGAAATAAAGGAAGGGTATCCCATAAGAAGTTGCCGTTCTGCCGTTGAACTACACCCACGTTTGTAATCAATTAGTGATGAAGCTTTTTATAGAGAAAATATGCAATTAATGCTGATATAATTGCCATAAATAATAGCTCAGTGCTCCACTTAATAGAGGACAGGCTTTTTAAAAAATAAGTTAAAGAATTGAACATTGGTGATTCTCCTGTGTTTGATTGAGTTAAGAATCTCTATGCGAGCGGCAGGAGTCGAACCTGCATTGAAAGGTAGGCTATATTTGAATTAAAGGAACCATTCTACCGTTGAACTACGCTCGCAAGATGCCAACTGAAATGATTCAATTGGCTTGACTGGCAAAATTTTACTATTCCTCTCCTTGCTTGAAGCGTGCCACCAAATCGTCTTTAATTCCTTTAAGCATACGGTCGTATTCTGCTTCGGAATAGCTATCTTTTGATAGGTAGAGAATGGCGTCAGATTTTACAAAGACTGTTAAGTCACTGATAATATCTTCTATTAGTTCGTACCTTGAAATATCTTGATGCATAGTATGCCTTCTTTCTTTATTTTAATGCGAGCGGCAGGAGTCGAACCTACATCTGAAAGTATCTAGTTAGCAATTCAAAGGAGTACTGTTCTACCGTTGAACTACGCTCGCGTGAAAGCCCTGTGAGGGCTCACAAGATCTGATTATTTAAATTGTTCAGCTACTTTTTTGATTTGATCGGAGTAATTCATGATATCAACGGGAGACTCAAAATCTAATTCTGTATTTTCATCATCATGCAAAATAATGAAATTACGATTTGTGTGGAAATAGATTCTGAAAACCCATTTACGGTTACTGTCATCTATTAGTACGTTAAAATAGCTTCGATTATCTCTGTAAACTATTCTAGCTTGTTCAATCGTGTCTCTTAGGATAACCTTGGCTACGGCAAAAGATTCTAATTCTTCTGGTGTAGTGACTATTTCATCTTTAGGATCAGCCGCATCTTTAAGTGTTTCAGTAGAAGTAGCGTCATCTTTAACAGTTTGGTTCAACGCGTTACTTAGCTTGCTGTTAACCTGTTCTGAAATAATTTGAGTGAATCCTTTACTAATTACAGGCCTGAATTGGTCAACAACCTGCTGAGTTTTCATACCATCATAAATGTCGGCCAGAATGAATCGAATAAAATCGTCAGTTGGTTTATTCATTTGCTTTTCAAGATACTCCTTAGTCAAACCAACGTATTTTAGATCAGATGCTGAATCTGTGATGTTATCGACGTCGAAATTATCTTTCGTAAACTTAAATAATTCAGTAATCTGGGTATCTTTTATGTTAGATAGCTTTACGGTAAGGAAAGGGGTCTTGTCCATAACGTTTGGCTCTTCCAAATCGGTATAGAATTTGTATGTATCACCATTAGTAAGAATACCGAATTTTGCCTTAGTTGCAGTGAAGTATCTAAAAAGCTGAGAGTCCTTTTTATTCAAATCGTCTTTTAATTCTTTAGTCTCAACCAATATTTGAACTTCACCATTTATCACAACGGCGTAATCGACACGCTCACCCTTTTTACTACCAAAATCTGCTGTGTATTCAGGAACGAATTCAGTAGGATCAAAGACATTGTAATTTAGAGCGGCAAAGAATGGCATTACTAGCGCATTTTTGGTGGCTTCTTCAGTTTTCAACATTTCACTCATGCTGTCGACTTTCTTTGATAAACTATTTATTTTGCTTTCAAATTCACTTTTTTCCATTTGATAAAATCCTCCAAATTAGTATTCCCCAATGAATAATATCCCCTGTAATTGAGCGTTTACCTTTACTCTTCCATTAGAACGACTAAATTAAGAGCCCATGTTCTGCAAGCCAGGGGCCGATAATAAAACTTAGAGCAAATAAAATAATCGCGATGATCCAAACACATATAATCCAGGCAGTAGTAGTGATGTTTCTAAATAAACGATACTTTGGATATTCTAAAGCGAACAGAGAATAAAATATACCGGCAGTAACGATTGATAATTGACCGATTTTAATAAAAGGAAAGATCATCGTCAAGAATCCCATTAAATACATAGCAAATTGCCTGCCTGACCATTTCAACTTTTCATGAATCAAGTAGTAGATGCTATATACAATGAGCCCAAATGCAATAATTGGCACTAGTGCTTGCAGTGTGTTAACAAATGCCATTACTATTAGAGCTGCTCCCATAATCAGTAAGACAAAGCTACCGACCTTTGCAGTGACTTTGAAAAGTGTGAGAGCTATAAAAATAGCTAAGATTAATCCAATCAAAATTTACTCCTCCAAATCAATATTTTCCCAAATAGAAATCCCCATGATGATTAAATTTTAACCCCCTAGCTTTTAATGACTTCCTATCTGGTCAGCGCTTTTAGATCAGTGAAGCCAGCTCATGTGGTAGCTTGAAAAAATCTAAGAAGTCTAATACATCTTCTTGTTTGCTCCAACCATATTCCTCTTTCAACATGGCCAGCATAAACTTATTAGCCTCAGTTTCATTACCATCGGATAGAAAACTTGTCGTATTTACCGCAAAAAACTGCGTATTAAATCCCTTGTGATGCCGTATATGAAAAATTTCATGATAGCAAACACCATCTTGTGTCCGCTCATCAATTGTATTGTTAATGACAATCATTGGGATTCGATGCGAGTTATTATTGTAGCCGTAAATATTGCTACCAAGGTTATTGAACTGAACGTTGATTCCTAAGTCGTGTGCCAGGTCAAAAGCATTTTGAATCCCAAACTTGTTGGTTAAGTGGTCAATATCTTCTTCAATCCACCGTTCCATATAACCAGCTCCTATTATTCCTCTCCATTACGATACTTTTTGGGAGTGAACTTTCTTTTTGCTAATTGTTTGGATAATTCTAATGTTTGACGCATGGACGCTTTGAGCAGTTCTTTGTCCTGATTGGATAGCTCTTGCCCATTTTGGAAAAATGATAAAGAATGTTTGGAGTCGAGCCCGTTCATCATATCTTCAAGTTCCTTATCGATACTTTTTTCATCTTTTTCCGTTAGATCGTAGTAATGTTTTTTATTATCAGAGGATTCACTGTTTATGCTGTTGTTTGCAGAAGATAGGCCAGCAAGATTAAGAATTTCTTCTCGCGTAATTCTCAGCCCTTTAGCCATGCGAACCAAAGTATCTACTTTAGGTATGTTCCTTTCTCCACGTTCAACAAGTGACCAATAAGATGGTGAAATTGCAGGTTTACTATCGGTTTTAGATTGTTGTGAGACTTGTCGCAATGAAAAATGTTTCCGCAGACGAATCTCTTTCAATGATTTTCCGAACTCTTCCGGTGTTATTGAATCCATTCATATCAGTCCTCCTAATGATTTTAGTATAACAAAAGTCAAAAATACTTAAATGATTTGTAAAACTTTTATATAAAAATCGTTGACAAAAGTTTTACAGATGGTATTATATAAATGTAAGTTAAGAAAGGAGGTAATCGGATGGTTCAACTATATGTAGTTGGCAAAAAGAAAATCGATGTTTTATTGGCATGGCATGGATATACTCAGAAATCATTGTCAAGCCGTGTTAACATTGGCCCTAGTTATATGTCTTCAATTATCAATGGGAAGAAACCAGTTGGTAAAAGGACAGCAAAAAAGATTGCTGACAAGCTGGGAGTTGAAGTGACGGATATTTTTTTATTCCTAATGTTGACAAAAGTTATACAAAAGCAAAGGAGGCGGCAAAATGACACATCTATCACGAACTACATTAATTAATGCACTAGCAAAGGTTAAGCCAGAAACACCAAGAGTAATGTTTGAGGCACTAAGCGATAAAGCACTAGATGCTGAATTTCGAGCAGTAACGGCCGAGTATAACGAGCAAGCTAGCCAACTTATGTCAGTTTCATATTAGGAGGTGCGAACATGTCAGATACGATATTGATTCGGCATGAGGCTCCAAAGGGATTCCAATTCATTAGCGAAGAAGAATACGAGAAGTTCCAAGCCTGGAAGCAAGCACAACGTGGTATTCGTACTTGGAAGCTTAAAGATTTGGCCAAGTATAAATACGGAACTAAATCAACCGAACGAGCCTCACGATATTTAACCAAGCATCGTCATGATTTGGACATTGAACAGGGTGGCTTCATTGATTATGTGAATACCCATAACGGCTGGCAGATTCCAGCAGCTGAGATGATCGATTACCTATTAGATCATCCCGATTAATTTAAATTATAAGTGAATTACATGGAAAGGCTATATAAAGCCCTTTCCAAAATACAGAGGTGTAGGTATGAAGAACAAGTTTGCAGAGCAATTGTCATTGGCATTAGGTAAAAATAAAACACTAACACAGCAGCAGATTGCAGATAGGACGCATGTTTCTCCCGGACAATTGTCCCGGTTGAAGAGTGGATCAAGAAGCACTGATCCACAAATTAGGAAGTCGTTAGCAAATGTAATTAACGATTTTTGGCTTAATTATTCTGGTGCTCGTGAGAATTTCGGAGTGCTGTCATTTCAGAATGACAGGCGTCTAAAGGGTGATATGTTCTCAGCCCTAATGCGTCAGAAGAAAGAGCAGCAAGAACGAGAGGCAATGGAAGCCGAGTTTGAGAACGCTATTGCGATTAACCCAAATGATCGGACACCGGCGCAGCAGCTAGTTATTGAACGTTATCCACGTGAATATGCTGAAGAGATTAGCGCCGAGATAACTGATTTAGCTAAGAAAGCTGAGTATGCCGGTATTCCAATGGATAAATTGCAGGAAGTAATCGATAAAGTCAACCAAGAAAATGGCTAGGAGGTGTGATAAAAGATGCAAGTGGTTTCCATTAAAAAGAATCCTAAGTATCAGGCAGGCGGACAGCCTAAAAAATGGCTCAAAGGTGTTGAACTTGCCGCTGAATGGAATGTTTCACCATCAACAATAAGCAACTTGGCGCGACGTGAAGACTACCCATTGCCGTCTGATGTTGCATTAGGGGCCCGCCAATATAATTGGGCGGAAGTTAGCCGCTGGCGAGCAGAAGAGAACAAACGCAAGCAGGATAGGAGGAAATAGCAATGATTGAAGGAGCAATAGTAGGCTGCGCGTTAACTGCATTGTGGTTCAAGCGTCATGAAGTTGCTAGTTGGTTTGGAATTTAAGGAGATGAAGACGATGAAATTTACATTCCGGATTGGAAATGTGCTTTACAAGCAAATCACAATTGAAGAATTGAATAATCTTTTTGACAAATTTAAGGAGGTCGAACGAATTGGAAGTACGCAAAGTATCGCTAAAGCCTAAATTTGAGTACGAAAAAAGCTGCTCGAGTATTGGGAGTACCCGTGCAGCAAAGACGCTTAATAAATTTATTTTCGAGTTCTATTGTACTCCGAAACAGTCACTAAGACAACGTTTAGTACGGAAGTGGGCAAAATGATACCAGCACAGGCAGATTTAAACGAGCATTGGCAGCAACGTAACGACTCACGTGACTGGGTACTTGACGCAGATAACTATTGCTACGATGGTGATGAGTTCGACAAGGCACAGTTGTTTCAAGATTACATCGATAACAATGACTTTGAGCAGTGGGCGACTGATATGCAGGCCGATATGTTGAGCGCCATTTGTATCGTCACTTTCGGTTCGACTGACGTTAGCGTGTTATATCCAGATCAAGGTGAGGAGCCAAATTGGCAATGGTTGATTGATGTGTTCGGTCAGTCCCGTCTATGGGACGAGCTACTGGCACACATCGACACAGACACGATGATGACACGTCTGGGCTATAACTGGGTATCAGAGGAGGAAGAAGCATGAGTAATGAGTTAGTTACGATGGTTAATAACAATATTGAGGATATGAAGAATAATGAAGGCTTGTCATTACCACCTGATTATTCAGTAGGGAATGCATTAAACAGTGCTTACTTGATTTTGAGTGATACGTCTAAGGGCCAACCATTACTTGATAAGTGTGACCAAGGATCAGTTATCAAGGCATTGATGAACATGGCAATTCAAGGATTGAGCCCAGCTAAAAACCAATGCTATTTCATTCCTTATGGCAACCAGTTAGTCATGCAGCGCTCCTATTTTGGCTCAATTAGCGTTGTAAAGCGTCTTTCAAACGTTAAGGATATTCAGGCACAGGTTGTCCACAAAGACGACACGTTCAAGATTGGTGGTGAAAATGGAGTATTGGTGGTTAAAGAGTTCGAGCCAAGCTTTGAGAACCTAGACAAGCCAATCATTGGGGCATTCGCATGGGTCGAAGATCTGAACGGCAACCGGACATACACGGTTATGACAAAGAAGGACATCGACACCAGTTGGAGCCATGCTAAGACGAAGAAGGTTCAAAACGAGTTCCCAGAAGAGATGGCTAAACGGACTGTAATTAATCGAGCTGCCAAGTTCTACATTAACAGTTCAAGCGACAACGATTTGTTCGTGCAAGCAGTTAACGACACGACGAGTTCCGAGTACGAAAATGATGATCCGAAGGATGTAACACCGACTAAAAGGTCATTGGTGGCTGACGTAGAGGAGAATAAAGCCGAGAAGGTAGAGTCTGTCGAACCAGTCAAAGAACCCGTTAAAACAGCTGTAAAGGAGGCACCAAGCAATGATCAAGAACCTGCCAAAGACGGGGCAAACCAGCAAAACCTCTTCGACAACCTCAATGATGTTGGATCAGAAGCTGACGCCGAATAATTATTATGAGAACTGGACTGATCGGGCCTACATGTCGCCGACGGTGTTTAAACGGTTTCTAGCATGTGAAGCAGAAGCGTTAGCCGAGTTGCAGGGTAAATGGGAGCCAGTTATGAACTCAACGGCGCTAGTCGTTGGAAATTGGCTTCACAGCTACTTCGAAAGCGAGAAAGCTCATGCCAAGTTTGTTGATGAACATCCAGAGGCAATTTCAAGCCGGGGCCCAAGCAAGGGCTACCTAAAAAAGGACTTCAAAATTGCTGAATCCATGATTGAAGCCTTATCTGACGATCATGATTTTAATCTTCTTTATCAAGGCGATAAAGAAGTGATTGTAACTGGTGAAATCGGTGGTTATCCCTGGAAGGGCAAGATTGATTGCCTCAATTTGAAACAAGGTTACTTCGTTGATCTAAAGACGACCGCTGATATTTATAAGGGTTATTGGAATGAAGAAAGCCGTGAACGGGAACCATTTGTTTATGCGTATAACTATCAGCTTCAAATGGCCGTGTATCAGGAACTGATTAAGCAGCAATTCGGTGTGATGTGTAAACCGTACATCGTGGCAGTAAGCAAACAGGATCCACCAGACAAGCAGGCTATTGATTTACCGGAGTACCGACTTACTAATGCTATGAACCAGATATTGGACTCTCAACAGCATATTCAAGATGTCATTAAAGGCGAAGCAGATCCTATCCAATGCGGACATTGTGCTTATTGTCGTAGTACCAAAAAGTTAGAGAGTGTCGTTAGTGCAGACGACTTACTCATAGATTGACTAAACAGAATTGGCTTGAACAGCAGTGACTGAATCCACCGAACGGGTGAAAGGCCCATTAGTAAAGGAGGGACGAATTTGGATTACTTCAAGCAACGACGAGCGTACCGCAATTTTAAAATGTATGAAGCGAGTGTCTCTAACGGCCAAAATAATCTGTATCGCGAGTTATTAGACTATGCGAACGATGAAGGCAAGTTGGACGTTCAGTTTCGCATGAAAAATTCGGCATTACTCAGTCTGACAGGACTATCCGAACCCGGCCTCGATAAAGCACGCAACTCATTAGTGCAACTAGGACTAATTAAATACGTTAGAGGCAAGAAAAATGTGAAACCGCCTGAATATCGCATTATTAATTTATATAGTAGGTCAGCTGGTTACCCAACCAGTAACCCAACTACAAGCCATAAAAGTAGGCCAACTGGTTTAGATGAAGTAGGTCAACCGGTTGGGCAAGGTGGAGGTCAACCAGTAGAACATAAAGAACTTACTAGTACTGACCCTGACTTGACTGATACTGACTCTTATGATGATGACGCGGGTGTCACGCGCGAGCAGGTCATTAACGATTGGACCAACCTGTGGGGATTTCCAAATGGTATTGCCCGACCTGAGATTGATGAATGGCTGGAAGAGTTCAAGCCTGAGGTGATTGCCTATGCAATTTGGGTTGCTGGAGAACATCAGATTGGATCTAATGCATGTTTGAAATACGTTCGTGCAATTGTTGCGGGTTGGAAGAAACGAAATATTACGACGTTAGAGCAGGCTAAAAAGGCTGCTGCTAATCATGACGACCGCATGAAGAGCGAAAGAAAACCTAGTGGCTATTCAAAACCACGCCGTAAAGAAGTTACGCCAAAGTGGATGCAAAACGGCGCTTCTCAGGCGGATTCTAAGCCAAATTCAAGTGATAACCAGCAGGACGATATGAGTGACGATGATTTTCTAGCGCTCATGAACAGTCAGGAGGAAGCTAAATGAATTGGGGTAATCAATTAGTCAAGTTAGCCGCTAACCATGCCTATGAACCGGCCGCATTGCACTGGACTAAGCAGCGTATGAAGCGGCATTTAAAGGCTGGCGGTAGCGCGCAAGATGAAGTATGCGCTCATGAGTACAAGCTATTTGCACTCGAGGTTTTAATTATTGAATATCAGCGGGATGGCTTAAATTTTGATTTGGCCCAATGTTGGGGTAAGCCAGCCGAGTATTTTATTGATCTAGAGCAAGCTAGACAAGGATTGCAAACGGAGGTGAGCGCATGACTGAAACACAGGTGCTAGTAATTAACGCTGATCTACCCGATATCGATCACCCACTAGCAATCGGGCCAGAACCGGAAATGTTTAAGCTCGCGCAACATAACTACAAATCTGGTGAATGGCCGTTTCCGGTTAGACTGGTTAAGCCTGGGACTAATGTACGCAGTGATGAGGCCTACTTAGCTAGTATGTTACCAGATCCCCAAGCTGAGGAACGTGAGCAAATTAGAGATATTCGCCGTGCTCATCGTGATGGTAACCATACGATAAGGGCATTGACCGATGAAACTGGCTACTTCACCCAGCGAGTGAGCTACTTGGTGCACAAGTACCGCCTACCACTGCGTAACGAGTACTGGCGGGCCGAGAAGTACAACAATCCTAATGAAGTCATCACCGGGCAAACTGTTGATTTACTGGGTGACAAGCTCGGTGCCCCAGCTAGATCGATAAGGCAAGCAAGCTACTCAAACGGCATTGTCTGTGGCTACTACATTAGCCGGGTGCCGAAAGTATGAGTAAAGTCGTGATTAAGGGCGAACTACCTAGCTTAAATGAGTACATCAAGGCTGAACGGTCCAATCGGTATGCGGCAGCTAACCTAAAGAAGCGGTACACGGCCTTATGTAGTGTATATGCGCGGGCTAGTCATAATTCTGGAGTTGAATTTAATTGGCCTTGTAAGCTCAAATTCACGTGGTACACGAAAAACAACCGAAAAGATGCGGACAATATCGCGTTTGCTAAAAAGTTTGTGCTTGACGGCTTTATGAAGGCTGGACTTTTAGGCAACGACAATCGAAAGCATATCACGGGATTTCAGGACGAATTTGCAGTTGATAAACGAAATCCGCGAGTAGAAATAGATGAAATTACGGAGGACGAGAATGCCTAAACACACTAAGAAGCGTTCAACGATTAAACGGAAGCACCGGCGCATGAAGGAACACGCCGAAGCAAACAAAAAGCCGCCTATTAAGGCGACTAGTCACAGGACCACTCGAATGACCGTTGTAAGTATAACATAAAAAAAACGCCGCCAGTGCTGACGCCGCTACAACTAATTCCGAATAAGTTAATTATAGCATACGAAAGCGGAGGGGCGCATGATGGGCGAACAGCAAGTTATTTCAGATGAAATTTTTCCACCAATTGACCAGGAGAAAACAATTAAACAGGTGCGGCGGTTCCTGGATAAGAAGTTACCACAAGCAGTTCGAGCGTCCGGCCATTCGGTCGCTGATTTAAAATCGCCTAGCATGGATGGCATGCCTAAGTCGGCCCCAGCTGGTAATTCGGCCGAGGATCGGATTACACGCCGCCTATATGCTGAACAGATTGTCCGACAGACTATTCAGGCCATGGCTCGCTGTGATCATGAGTGCCAGGAGATATTAGATCGGCTATATTTGCAAGGTTACAGCGACACGATGTGCTACATGGATATTGGCTACAGCAAGACGCAGTATTTTGACCGTTGGAAGCCATTAGCAATGCTACAGTTCGCGCAGAGCTACTACCTAGAAGATCTGAATATTTACCAAAACCGAACTCAAACCGGACTTTAACCGAACTTTTTCCGAACTCAAGCCGGACTTCATAGCAATAAATTGGTGGTAAATTAGTATTATCGATAATTGGTTAGGGCGACAAATAAACGTTTTTCTGATAGCTCTAATTGATTATTATTGTGGCCTTAGCTCAGTTGGTAGAGCGCCTGACTGTTAATCAGGTTGTCGCTGGTTCGAGTCCAGCAGGCTACGTTAGACGGGCACAGATGTACAGTTTGTGTTGCCTCCTTGATTAAGTTGATATGATGGCCCGTCTATTAAGCAGATATGATCTAATTGGCAAGATGGCGGTCTCCAAAACCGTCTATGTTGGTTCAAGTCCAGCTATCTGTGTAGCCGGCGGATTTATAAGGGGTGATGCGCTCCTCTCTGCCGCCGGCATTAGTCTTCGTGTTTAACGTCGGCCGTTGAATGCGAGTATCGCTGTGGGCTAATTGGCAAGCCACAATGGGATGTAGGTTCGAGGCCTACCAGTGATATAGTTATGCAGCATGGCTACTCATGAGGGCTAAAACTGTGTAACGTGTGATTGTAACTGGTTATGATTTACCAGAAGAAAGGCGGTTTGAGTCCGTGTGTGGTTCGAGCTCACACCAATCACATTGACCAAAGTAAGTCACTAAACTACTGCGTGCTTGTGCTGTTAATTAGTCTGGCAGTCATGTAGGGTGCAAATCCCTACCAAGCACATAACTGGCGCAATTAAACTGGCCACCAGATTGCATGCAGGAACATGCGCGCTGTGGTATTGTATATAGATACTGAAAGGGGGCTTTGGCTCCCTCAGGTATTCTCAGTAATCCTTCAAACTGCTCTCGCTTATTGGCGGGAGTTTTTGTATAGTTAGATTAGTTTGGAGGAATAAATTATGAAAGATATCATAAGTTTTATAGTTTGGGTTTGGAATAGTACTTGGATTTGGAAAATAGCAACGCTTCTAACTTCATGGTGGGCAATTCATCAAACTAGTAAAGCCAGTAAGCGCGCCTATAAAAAGAAGACTATTGTTGAGATATCTTATGCCATTATGTCTACTGGTGACGAGGTTGTGCAGGTTAGTGCTGTAAATGATGGAAATATTGATGTGAATGTTACGGTCCTTGGGATAACCGATAAAAAAGTAAAAAGAATGCGTTTATACCCAATGAGTCAGATGTTTTGAAAGAGTCGATGCTACCTAAAAAGCTTTCAACTGGTGACCTTGCAAGACAAGCATTGGCTATTCGCCCCCTATTAGAAAGCATTCAGGGTGTAATGGACTTGACTCAACTATACGGCTTTGCAGAGTTGAGCACTGGTGAAAAAATTTATAGTAGTAAGACGTTTAATTTAGAAAAATTTTTGAAATAATGTTTAAAATCAATAAGAAAGCAAGGTGTGGTGGTATGAAATGGCAGTAATGATTCACAGCAAGTACGGATACGAGCCGCCTGAATGGGTGCAGGCTGATGCTCGGCTAGATAGGTGGTACAGGGATAAGAAGCGTCGCAATTTTAATTTGGTTGGGAGGAAAAGGTAATTAATAAGAATGGAGAATTGTTGAAGCGAGTATATTCCACATATAGTAAAATATACTCTTGAAAATAGAAATAGTAATATGGTATTCTATTTCGTTAGGAGGAGATAGCTTTGAACAAACTTGATGATAGGGATATTCGCGTAGCATTAAGGAAGATGGTTTCAACATACAAAGATGCAAAAGTTTTTGATGAATATACAACATATTCTGGAAAATCTAGAGCGGATTTAGTGGCGATAAATGGTCACGTCAATGCTTTTGAAATCAAAAGCGATTACGACTCATTGAGTAGATTAGAAAATCAAGTTAAAGAGTATGATCTTAATTTTGAAAGAAATTGCATAGTTGCTGGTGAGAAATATATAGAGAAAGTTTCAAAAGTAGTTCCTGATCATTGGGGCATAATCTTGGCAAGGCGAAACAGAGAAAGTAGGGTTAGTTTAAATTATAAAAGAGTGGCTACGCTGAATCCAAATCTTGACTTTGTTTCATTTGCTGGCTTACTAGAATCATCTAAATTTAGAAAAATAGTTCTTGATGACAATTTTTATGAAAAATCAGGATTAGAGAGGGGGGAGGTCAATAGTATGTTCAAATATGATTTGATTGCCTATCTAGATAGTACACTTAGTCAATATCAGAAAAGTATTCTAAAGAAAGTTATTCGTGCCAAATTAAAAGAAGAGTAATATGCACTTTACTGTTGCATACAGCTCTTCTTTTAATTTTACTCAGCACATAAAACAATGTGATGTTCTATCCCTAAAGAGGCCCAGGTAGAGGGGTTACCACGATTGATGTCTGTTGAGTCACGTAAATCGGCTATATATTTATCTGCCCAACAGTGTGTTTTATTGAAGCTTGAAAAGTTAACTATTTCTTCACATACTTCTGATAAATTATAGTTTCCTTTTCGTTGACCATTGCGGACTAAGATGTATTTGTCAGACGTTGTATATTTTATTTGAACATTAGATACAATTTTTTTGTCCGTATAATCTATTGGTATTGGTGATACGGTTGTGTAGTCTCCAAAAATAATTTCTAAATTAGAGAGTTCAGAATCTTGTGAACAATTATCCAAGGTAAATTTAAATAGTTTATAATCGAAACGGGGACACTCGTAGTTTTCGGTAGACTTTGTTGGGATTATTGCAGGAATAGAACCACTCAAAATAAACACATTTTTAGAAGTGTTTTTAAAAATAGTAAGAAACGACATAATAAGTTCTAAGTCTTCTTGTAGATAATTGTTATCAACATATCCGAGATCTAGAATTATATTATTAGGTATTAGGGACGTGTGTAATTTAAGCCAACTGATAAAAAAAGGATTTTCAAGGTAATCTTTATTAATCTCAATATAATCTATTGAGCCTAATTCAGATAACACACCTTCAGATTCTAACAACGAGGCAGGAAAAGCAATGCTTATTTTATCAAATGCATCATTATCTGAAATTAGTTGGTGCAAATATTTAATATCAGATCCCTCTAGTTCACGAGTGTCAATAAGAAATTTGCCTTTATATTTAGATGATATTTTTGCTAAAACATCCTCAGTGGCTTCGTTTATTTGGAGCAATGGGAGAATATTTTTGATATTTTCCAATTCTGCTTGTTGTAAGGCTCTCAACTCACCTTGTTTATTTTTCAGTGCCGGCATATACATTAGTATCTCCTCCTTTACATACGTATTATCGTGCAACAATACATATTAAGCAATAATTTTACAGCGCTTTTCTTTTTGATTGCTTGATTAATACAAAATACGGCTATGTCACGCCACAAGAAGCAGAGATGGATGCCCACTTAGATAAATGGATGAAGCGTCGTGCTAAACAGCATGGCGCTTTTAGTTTGGAAAATAAAACTAAGCCGGTATATCAAGCTTTACAAGGCGATGGATTTAACTTGGAAAAGAAAGGAAATTGAGCAAATGGTACATCATTATATAACGAAATACGACGAGAATAATCATTCTTACGTTGAATCATGGATTCAAATTAATTTATTTAAACGTTGCTATTGTTTGTCAAAACGAATTAAGCAATTGAGCTAGATTAATTCTAAACCCGCCGATTTCGACTGGTTTAAAAACGGAGGTGTGGTGGTATGTAATGAAATCCGACAAAATCCGACAATTGACGACTTTTTATTCGTTACCTAAAAAGCAGCAAAAGACCATTATGTTGCTGTTTTCAGGCGAAATGAACCAAGGAGAAGTTGCCGATAATGTCGGCATATCAAGAACAACCATTTCAGCATGGAAACAGAAAGAAATATTTAGACAAGCACAGGATGAATATAATCGTTTTATGCTGCGTGACCTAACCAGTGAGGCCATTATGACAATGCGTGAGCTGTTAGATGCACGTAGCGAGATGGTGCGCTTTAGTGCTGCCAAGGATATTCTGGACCGGTCAATGAATGATGCTCAGATCCGTAAAGCTGAGGCCGAAGCGGATATTGCTGAGTCTAAAGCTAAAGAGGCCCGGAGTGGTGAAAGTAATGAGGGACAGACACTGATAGTTGATGATGTGGGAGGCATAGAAGATGAAGACGCTAGTAGTTGACGATACGAATATCAAGAAGGTTATCAGGATATCAGACTTGATTAATCCGCACTTTAAGCGAATGTGGACAACAGATAAGCCATACATCGTAGCTAACGGTGGCCGTGGCTCATTTAAGTCGTCCGTGATCAGCTTGAAGTTAGTAACAATGGTCAAGAAGGCTATCATGCAACATCATAAAGCCAATGTCATTGCTGTGCTGGCAAACAAGAGTGACTTACATGACACGGTTTACAACCAGATCCAATGGGCACTCAGCATGCTTGACATGGATAACGAGTTTATCGCTTATAAATCGCCACTCACGATACAACATAAGCGAACTGGCAGCACGTTCTACTTCTATGGCGCCGACAACCCATATAAGCTCAAGTCAAACATCGTAGGTGATGTAGTGGCTGTTTGGTACGAAGAAGCCGCCAACATGAAGTCTAATGACGTGTTCGACCAAGCAAACCCGACGTTTATTCGGCAGAAACCAGATTGGCTTAATCAGGTCAAAGTGTTCTACTCATATAACCCACCTAAGAACCCGTATGACTGGATTAACGAGTGGATAGATAAAGTGTCAAAGGATGACAATTATCTGATTGACACGAGTGACTATCGCTGCGACGTCCGTGGTTTTACCCACAAGCAAACGCTTGACCTAATCGAACAGTACAAGAAGAACGATTACGACTACTATCGCTGGCTTTATTTGGGCGAAGTTATTGGGTTAGGTACGAACATCTATAATCCGAGCCTATTCAAGCCGTTAGAGGTGTTCCCAGACGATGACTATATTAAGTCGCTGTACTTCAGCCAAGATAGCGGCCAGCAGGTGTCAGCCACGACTGAGCTATGTATTGCAGTGACAGCTAAGAAGCGCGTTATCCTGCTGGATACTTACTACTACTCGCCGGCCCATCAATCAGTCAAGAAGCCACCTAGCGAGCTAGCAGACGAGCTGTACGCGTTTGAAGACAGTCGTGAGAAGCAATGGCACAAGAAGGCATGGAAGCGGTCGGCCGATGAAGCGACGTCCGACTACGCGATTGACCATGAATATTTCAAGAAGTATGGCCGTCATTGGCATCATGTAAACAAGATTGAAAAGACAGCGATGATTGATCACGTTCAGGACTTACTAGCCACTGGGCGTTTTTATTATCTCGATAACGAAGCCAACAAGATATTTGTTAGTGAACATCGCAAGTATCAATGGGACGGTGACACGCTGAAAAGCGACAAGCCAAAGGTTATCAAGGTAGATGACCATACATGCGATGCGTTCCAGTATTTCGTGCTGGACAATCTACGCGACCTCGAGTTGAGATGGTAGGTGATTAAATGGGACTGATTCAACGAATTAAAGATTTATTTTGGAAGGGGCGGCAGCCACGGGAGTAACAGGAAGCTTAAGCAAGATTACCGATGATCCTCGTATCAGTATTGACCCAGATGAGTATGTTCGGATTCAAACAGATTTGGACTATTACAGCGACAAGTTGCGCTATGTTCGTTATCAGAGCCAGCTTGGCGTACAGAAGCGGCGACCAAAGAACACGTTAAACCTTACCAAGACGGCCGCCCGGCGAATTGCGTCAGTGGTCTTCAATGAGAAGGCAGACATTCATATCAACGATAACAATAGTGCCGATGAATTTTTAAACAAAGTATTATTGGATAACGACTTCAAAAACAAATTTGAAGAAGCGCTTGAAAAGGGTGTTGCCTTAGGCGGCTTTGCCATGCGACCGTACATTGATGGCAACCATATTAAGATTGCCTGGGTGCGGGCTGACCAATTCTACCCGTTGCAATCTAACACAAACGACATCAGCGAAGCTGCTATCGCCAGTCGAACGCAAGCCACAGAAGGCAACCAAACGAAATATTACACACTGCTGGAGTTTCATCAATGGCAAACTGACGGTACTTATCAGATAACCAATGAGTTATATAAGTCTGACAGTCCCGATTTAGTCGGCAATCAGGTTCCACTATCAATGCTGCCGGTATACAAGGACTTAGCAGAACAAGTAACGATTGAGAATCTACAAAGCCCGTTGTTTGCCTACTTTAAGACGCCTGGAGCTAACAATATTAATATTGAAAGCCCATTGGGAATTGGTGTTGTAGATAACGCCAAGGGCGTGCTAGACGATGTCAATGATGTTCATGACCAGTTTATGTGGGAGATTCGACTAGGGCAAAGACATATCGCGGTCAAGCCGGAAATGCTACGCTTTGATGATGAGCACAAGCCAACCTTTGATTCGGATCAAAACTTATATGTCGGCATGATTAGCGATGACGATACAGCAACTGGCATTAAAGATATGACAACGGGCATTCGAACGGTTCAATATAAAGATGCCATTGATCACTTTATTAAAGAGTTTGAAGTACAGATCGGGCTATCAAGTGGAACGTTCTCATACTCAAATGACGGGTTAAAGACAGCTACTGAGGTTGTCAGCAATAATAGCATGACCTATCAGACGCGTTCGAGCTATCTAACTATGGTTGAGAAGGCAATTGATGAGCTATGTATGGCAATCTTCGAGCTGGCAAGCAAAGGCGAACTATTTGAAGATGGTAAGCCGCTATTTGATATTGACTTAGCTAATGAACCACTTGATGTTGAGTGTCACTTTGATGATGGCGTGTTCGTTGACAAGGACAAACAGCTTGAAGAGGACACAAAGACGATGCTTGCTGGTGGTATGTCTAAGCAGACGTTCTTGCAGCGCAATTATGGCATGTCTGCGGACGAGGCACAGGAAGAATTAGCTAAGATACGTGCTGAAGCACCAACCGACACTTATGAAGGCTCACAAATGGCTAACAGTGGCGGTGGTGATGGTGAATGATTACCCAGGAATCCATGATGCACGATGCGAATGCAGCCGTTGATATTTATTCTAAGCTCGAACAGGATATTTACGCACGTATTATCCAAACACTTAAGACAACTAAATTCGATACGGTGGATAGTCAGAACGTTTTACGTTGGCAAGTTGAGCAGTTATCTAAGATGGGTGTACTCAACAAGCAAGTCATTGATTTAGTGGCTAAATATACTGGCGAATCGCAACAAGCAATTACAAAGCTCGTACATGATAACGGGTTTCAAGTTGTTAATGAAATTGACGCTACTTTGAGCCAGCAATTGCATAAAAAAATCGCAGTTGATGATGAAATTCGTAACACAATTAACTCATTGCAAAATCAAACGTGGAAAGATTTAGACAACACAGTTAACCAGTCGTTATTGTCCACTAATTACAACGAGAATGGCGCTATGCGAGCTTATCAAGATATAATCAAGCAAACCACCATGGAAACGGTAGTTGGCCTTAAAACGCACGATATGGCCTTAAAAGATAGCGTCTATAAATGGGTGGGTGCTGGGATTAAGTCCAATTTAGTCGATAAAGGTGGCCATAATTGGTCACTTGAAGGCTATGCTCGTACGGTAATCAACACGACAGCACATCGCACGTTCAATAACTTGCGCTTAAAACGTATGCAAGACTATGGTACGACCTTAGCTGTTATGAGTTCACACCCCGCATCACGTAAAGCCTGCGCTTATATTCAAGGACACGTTGTTAATCTTACCGAACCTGGTAGTGATACTTACAACGCCAAGTATGACAGCATTTACAATCATGGCTATGGCACGCCAGCAGGGACACAAGGCATTAATTGTAGTCACGAGTTATATCCGTTCATTGACGGTGTTAACACTAACAACCAGCCACAATATGACCCGAAAGAAGCGATTGCTAAGGGAGACATTCAAGCCAAACAACGTGGCTATGAGCGAGCAATCCGGCAGTCTAAGAAAAAGCTGGCTGCTGCGCAGAAGTTGGGTGATGATGTTGGCGTTTCTCACTACAAATCATTGATTAGTAACCAGCAGAAATCGTTACGAGAATTAGTAAAGGATCATGATTTCCTACATCGAAACTATAGTCGGGAACAAGTCTATAGTAGTGAATCATAAATATGCTATTTGACCTGAGTAAGTCACTAAACTGCTCGTTACTTATGCAATCAATTCGCGCGGCCGTTACCGCGTAATAAATAACGTTAGGAGCGATTGACATGGAACGAAAAGATTTAGAAACATTAGGGTTAGACGATAAGCAAACGACCGAGGTGATGAAGCTTTATAATGCTGGCATTGAGCCAATTAAGCAACAAGTAGCTGACACTAAATCGGAACTTGATTCAGTTAAGCAGCAAGTGGTTGATCGTGATGGTCAAATCAAATCGCTTGGCGAACAAGCTGGTAACTCTGAGAAGCTCAACAAGCAGATTGCCACGTTACAAGAAACCATCAAGACGAAGGACAGTGAAGCTGCTGCTAGTTTAACGAAGGTTAAGACTGACAACGCTGTGCAAATGGCATTACGTGACGCTAAAGCTCGCGATGCTAAGGCTATCATGCCATTTATCGACATGGATACTGTCAAGCTTGGCGATGATGGTCAACTAACGGGTATCGGTGAACAGATTGAGAAGTTGCAGGAATCGCACGACTATCTGTTTGACAAAGGTGAAAACAAAGGCGGTAAACCAGCCGTGAAGATTACTGCTGGCGGTAACCCTAGCGGGAGCACCGGTGGTGGTGAACCGTCACTTGCACAACGCATTGCAGCACGAATGGGTGCTGCGGAAAAATAGGAGGGAATAACTAATGACTTTAGTTTTAGATCAAAAGGATTTAAACACGATTGATAAAAAATACGCGGCTGAATCGCAATTATGGCAACCACTTCAAGGTGGCGCCAAATCAATTACGGCTGCTGACTTTGACGGTGTTCACACGGTCCGTATCAACAAGATGGACGGTTTCGCAGAAGCTACGAAGTATGTTCGGAATGGGGACAACGCTCGTCACAACATCAATGTTGAAAAGGTACCAATCGAATTGCAGCAAGAAGACTGGATCGGTTACGATTTAGACAAACTGGATATGTCCGAAAGTGGCGCATTAACTGTTCAAAATCTGGTAGAAGAACATCAACGCTTGATCACAGTGCCACACAAGGATAAATTCATTGCACAAACCATCTTCGACAACGCTGGAACGAAGATCACTGATACGATTGACACTAAGAACGCTTTAGCAGCCTACGATGACGCAGAACAATTCATGCTTGACAATGAAGTTCCTGGTGGCTTTGCAATGTTCGTTTCCAGTTCCTACTACAAGGCATTAAAGAACGCTGACGGCGTTTCTAAGACGTTCTCTGTTAACGACATGAGTATCAACGGGATTAACCGCAAAGTTGGTCAAATTGACGGTAGTGTGCCAATTATCCCGGTTGCTAAGGGTCGGATTCAAGGATTAACCATCACTGACGCCGTTAACTTCTTCTTGCTTCCATTGAGCGCCATTGCTCCAATTACTAAGTATGATTCAGTTGACATCGTATCTGACGCCACTGACCGTTCTGGATATCGTACTACCGTCAAGGGCTTGTCATACTACGATGCTATTGTATTTGACAACGCTAAGCCAGCTATCTACGTAGCTGCTACGCCTGGAACATCAACTTCTTCATCTTCAACTGGTAAGTAATCTAGATTGGAAGTGATTAGATGGCCTATTTGACGTTTAAAGAGTATCAACAGAATGGTTTTACCATGATTACTGATGAAACGATCTTTGATCAACATGAAGCAGCTGCTGAAACGCAAATTGATATTACGACTCAGTTCTTCTATAACGCTGACTACGCCGCTAATTCGCTGGTTGATGACTTGGCTGGCAACCAATGGCAAGTATTCCGTGCTAAGCAATTCAAACGAGCAGTCGCCTTGCAGTGTGATTATTTCGATGAAGTTGGCGCTGATACGCCAGTGGGCATTGCTAATCAGGACTTATCCAGCATTGAGATTGGCCGAACCCACGTACAGGCAAACTCTAATGTGAATGCCACTAACTTCGGAAAGACTGGGCTAGCTAACGGCGTGGTCGCAATCTTGGCTCAAATTGGGTTGATGTGTAGGGCGGTGAGTTACCGATGATGATGAAGCCACCGAAACGGATGTGTCAGCAGACAATCACGCTCACTCTGACTGATCCAACTAAAACGGATGAATGGGGTCAACCATTAGCAGGCCAGCCAGTGACAATTGAACATTGTGTTGTGCAACCGCAAACGATTTACTCTGGTAGCAACAACGATCGGACAATCGTGGCTAACGCAGTTGTTTTTCTGTACGCAGGAATTAGTAGCCCGCTACCAACGATTACCAAGAATGGCGTTGGTTCTAAGCTTGTATTTGAGGGTGAGGAGTACACCGTCCAAAAGATTATTGATAACCGCGAACCGTTTAGCAATGCACTTCATTCTTACGAGTTGGAGGTGCTGTGATGGCATTTAGAATCAATGTTGACCTAGATGGATTCATGGATCAGACCAGTCTTAATAACGTGAAACGTGGGCAATATGCCTTAGTCAATCAAGCCATGTCAGACATGGAACAGTTCGTGCCTAAAAATCAAGGTCATTTACGTGATTCTGTACATGCCACGGCCGATGGTAGTCAGATAACGTATGCGATGCCTTATGCCAAGGCACAATTCTACGGAATCATTAACGGACACCCAGTTAATCCAAACAATTACACAACCCCAGGTACTACGAAGCGCTGGGACTTGAAAGCCAAGTCAATGTTTATGGATAGCTGGGTTAAGGCGTTTACGGAAGGGATGAAGTGATGGATTTATTGGAACGGCTAGCAGCAAGTATCAACCGAGTGCCCAGCTTGCCAATGAAGTGCACGTTAGGCTATCTGACGGTCGCTGATTCGCTGTCACTTTATCCACTACCGGGTAGTCGAATACTTGATGAGGATTATGCAGGTAATCAGCAGTGGCAGATGAATTATGAAGTTGGCATGCGTACTAAGAACCAGCAACAAGCTAACACAACGCTATGGCTCGTATCGCAAGCGCTAGACGTGTTGACGGCTGATGACTTAGTTAGCAGCAACGGCAGTTTTGAATTTGAATCATTAACGATCAACGGGCAGCCAAGCATATCTGAGCAGGACACTCAAGGTTACTCAACATATCAGCTTAGCTTTTCGGTAATCGTTAACACTTTTACAGGCGCTGAATAGCGCTTTTAATTAAGGAAGGAAGTAGTTACAAAAATGGCAAAATTTAAAATGAACTACAAAAATGTCTTTGAGATTGACACTACGGGTAGTCAAGACCCCCAAGACACAACGAAGGCAACCTTCGTACCTTTAGCAGCTGGTATTTCGGGTGTTACTCCAGCCGCTAACGAAACAGATGACAACACTGCCTATTATGATGGGGCAGGATTTACCGATACTGACGTGACTGGTAAGCGTATTACGTTAGCTTTCAGTGGTCATCGAGTAATTGGCGATGCTGCACAAGATTATGTTGCAAGTAAATTCTTAGCTATCGGCGAAAGCTTGAAAACATTAGCACGTTGGACTGATCCTGACGGCAATAAGATTGTATCAAACGTTACGATCACGGCTATCGTTCCAATGGGTGGTAACGCCAATGCTAAGCAGACGTTTAGCTTTACGTTATCGTTCAATGGTAAGCCAATCATGACTGACAAGACCGGTAAGACGGTTGAATTTGATGAAGATGAGACGACTAGTCCTAGTGGAACCATTACACAAGGTTCAGGAACCGGCACCCAGTCTTAGTTAACGAGGGCTTTGCCCTCATACATACAAATAATAGGAGGAATTTATTATGACAGCAATTAATCTAGCAGGCGGGCCACAGGAGTTTGCGGAGTTCAAGTTTGGTAAGCGCCATGCAAAGCTTTATTTCAATGATGAGTTGAACATGAAACTGGCGGACACTCGTTTGAGTGTTGGCAAGCACTTACATGCGTTGGATGACCAGAAGAAGATGACGGAACTAGATGACAAGCCGGTAAAGGAACAACGCCAATTCCTAAACAAGCTTTATAAGGACCTACGGGGCGAACTGAGTGTATTTTTCGATGATCAATTTGGAGAAGGTGCTGGTGATGATCTCTATCGACTAACCAATAAGAGTACCGAACGAATGGCGGCTGCCTTCTTTATGGTCGTCAAGGAATACGATGAATTGCGTGAACAGCGGGATAGTTACATTGACACTTATTACAAATCACGCAAAGCTACGAAGAAGAAGTGATGTGAATGCTTAGCCTAGTTGAGCCGCTCGGTAAAACAATAACGATTGGCGGTGAAGAATGGACTGTCGATTTAAGCTTCGACAATGTGCTTCGTTGGTATATCTTGCTTGACGATGATGCTATCAATGATTCTCGCAAGATTTATCTAGCGTTTAATGCGTTTGTAGGAGAGGGCATGGACGTCACTGCGGACCAAATGGTTTCAGTCGTGTCTGAAATATCTAAATACGTTCAACAAACGGTTTATGGCGATCACGATGATGAACCTAGCGTTGATTTAAATGGCGACCCTGTACCACAGGAGCGTTTTTTTAGTTATGAGAAAGATGCTGACGCTATCTTTGCATCGTTTATGGCCGATTATCGTATTGATCTAATTGAGCAACAAGGTAAGCTGCGTTGGGAAAAGTTCAAGGCAATGCTGGATGGGCTTAGTGAGACAACTCAGTTCCGGCGTATTATCGCTATTCGGCAGAGGTCAACTAGCGGACTGGAAGGTGAAGAACTTACTAGCTTACTGGAAGCACAAGACTACTATCGCTTGGACGACCAAGACACACAAGCGAGCTTAGATAGCCAGATGGGGCAAGTATTCGGTATGTTAGCAGAGAAGGCAAAGGAGGGATAGTCCATGGCAGACGGAAAAGTAACAATTGATGTATTAATGAATACCAAATCATTCATGAGCGATCGTGAACGAATCAACAATTTAATGAAGACGCTCGGTTCTGACGCTGGTAACCAGATGGACGAATCCTTTGCTAACAATGCTAATAAGGTCAAAAATGAGGCCGAGCGAACTCATAGCAAGATTAAAGCTGAATTTAATAGTCCTGTTGAAGTAAAGTTAGTTGCTAAGGCCGAGGAAGCCGGAATTACTAACTTCAAGCAGTTATTAAACCGTATTCCTAAACAGGAACGTACCGAGTTGATGGTTAAGGCCGAAAAAGGCGAAGCTATTGATTGGGAAAATACTATGCGGAAGATGCCACGGTCAGTAACCACGCGCATGAAGTTGGATAAAGGACAAGCCTCTGAAGGGCTAAATGCTTTGAAGAAGCAGTCTGAATCAACCAGTCATAGTTTCTCACATCTCAAAGAGATTGTAGCAGGAACGTTCCTTGGTGGTGCGATTCAAGCTGGTGTGCAAGGACTAGTGACAGGGCTTAAAGACGCTGCTAAAGCTGGTATGGAGTACAACCGTGAGCAAGATACAATGAAGACCGTCTGGACAGCATTGACAACCGAAGCACCTAAAGATGGCAAGGAACTGGTCGATTATATCAATCAGTTGTCACAACATTCCATTTACGCCGCCGACACGATCAACCGTATGGCACAAAGTTTCTATCACGTTCATTCCAATGTTGAAGAAACTAAGCGCTGGACGGATTCATTCGTTGCCTTAGGTTCGACATTACACATGAGTAACGATGCCCTAGCTGAATCTGGCGAACAGTTTGCCAAGATTGTTGCCGGTGGTAAAGCGAGTGCCGAAGACATGTCAGTCATGATCAACCGTTTCCCTATGTTTGGGGAAGCCTTGCAAAAGGCGACCGGCAAGTCGATGAAACAATTATATGCGATGTCAGCTGCTGGTAAGTTAACGGCTACTCAATTCACCGAAGCATTGGATTATCTAGGTAAGAAGTACAAAGGCGGTACTGCGGAAGCCATGACGTCCTTCCAAGGTATGAGCATGTACATCAAGTCCCGCTGGTCAGTTTTAACTGGTAACATCATGGCTTCATCTTTCAAGATGAGTAAAGGCGTTGCTAAAGACATGCGGAACTTATTGTCCGACGATATGATGAAGAAGTATGCCAGCATAGCGTCTGGGGCTATATCAACTGTGATGGCTTGGTTTGTCAAGTTGATTAAGTATATTGATGAGCACAAAGATACAATTGTCGACATTATTGGCAACTTGGGCAAGATACTTGGAATCATCGGTAAAACGGTCTGGAAGACGTTCAGCGATATTGTGTATGACATTGCCAGAATGTTTGGGTTAGTGGGCAAAAAGGCGCAAGATTCTAAAGATCCACTAGATAAAATTGATGATGCTTTAAAGAACTTATCCAAGAACCAAGAGTTGATCGAGAACTTGACCAAAGCATTTATTGCGATGTTTGCGCTCAAAAAAGGTATTGAGTTTATCGGCATGCTGGCAAGTTTGCGCAAGTCACTCCTTGAAACGGCTGCTGTTTCCAAAATAGTTGATCTGTTCGGCGATGGTGGTGGTGTTGCTGGTGGTGGCGGCAAAGCAGTTGCTAAAGAAGCCGGTGAAACGGCTGCTACGGCTGGTAGTTCTAAAGTCCTTGGAAGACTATTTTCTAAGGGTGGCGCTACTTCAACGGCAGAACTTGAAGCAGCTAGTGACCTAGGCGGTGGCAAAGCCATGATGGCTGCTCGTGGGCTCACTAAAGCTGTTCCATATATGAGTATTGCTGCGTCGATTCCAGAGTTGTTTGGCACGACTCAAAAGACACTAGGTAAGCATTTAGGCGGGTTCGCTGGTTCGGCCGGCGGTGCTGCCGCGGGTGCTGCTGCTGGATCTGCGGTTATGCCGGGCGTTGGGACTGCTGTTGGTGCTGTGATGGGAGGGCTAGCAGGTAGCAAGCTTGGTCAGTCAGTCGGTGATAGCATTCAAAAAGGTGTCACTAAGACGTTCCCTAAGCTGACTAGCAAAATGTCTGATTTGGGTCATGACATGTCTAAGAAGTTTAGCAGTAGCTTTAATCCTAAGCCATCGCTAAACGACAAGCAATTTTCAAGATCATATACCAACCTGACTAAGCAACTAAACAAAAACGCTAGAGTTAAATTCAAAGTTACAACTGACCGAGCCAGCATTAATAAAGCACAGAGAGTTACCGATGACACTTATAAAAAAATGAGTAAGTCGGTTGACAAGTATTATGGTCACAAGCGCCAGATGTCTATCAAGGACTATGCAACGTTGGTTCAGAACGGTTCTATGACTGAAAAAGAGGCCAATAAGCTTCTAAATAAGGCCAAAGAGAACTATAACAAGCAGGCGAAAGCTCAGAAAGATAATATTAGAAAAATGCAAAAGGATTCTGATAGTTATTATTCGAAGCTTGGCAAGGCTGAATCACAAAAGAATAAAGAACTAGCGGCTGCTCGTAAAAAAGATGGCAATAACCATGAGAAATATCTAGCTGATAAAAAGAAAATTGAAAAAAAATTTCAAACCCAAGCGGCCAGCGACCGCAAAAAGTATTTAGCACAGCTATCAAAGGATGAAAATAAATCGAATGATGCAGTAACAAAAGCCACTAAGATTTCATCTGGAAAACAGCTGGATATTCTCGAAAATCTGAAAGACCACAAGGGCAAACTATCTAAGCAGCAAATGACTGAATCAATTAGAAATTCAGCTAAAGAACGTGATAAAACCATTGATAATGCCGAAAAGCAACGTGATAAGTCGGTTAACGCGGCCAAAAATAAGTATAAGGAAACAGTTGCCGCTGCCGACAAGGAACGTTACGAGAACGGTACAATGAGCCGTAAGCAGTATGAGGAGGTCGTTGGTAAGGCCAGAAAACAACGTGATGATTCTATCGATGCTGCTGATTCTCAAAAGAATAAGACCGTCAAGAAAGCAGAGGAAACGCACACTAAGGTCGTTAATGAAGCGACTAAGCAAGCTGGAGAGCATAAGGGTGCGGTAGATACTGAAACTGGTGACGTTAAGGGATCGTGGAATGAGTTCATTGATAATATGCGAGGCATGTGGAATGGCATGATTGGCGGAATTAATGGTGTGTTACATGCTTTGAACAAGAAATGGGGCAATATTCCCACTTGGAAAAAGCACGCCGCAGGTCTGAACGGTTCCATGGGAGAACATACGGCGCTCGTTGGTGAAGAAGGATTCGAATACATGGGAACGTCGAATGGCTCAATTATGCCAATTGGTGTTGATGGTCCTGAAATTCGTAACATTCCAGCGGGTGCGTCTATTTTGCCACATGGTATGTCCGTTGAGTTTGCTCAGATGGCTAAAGGCTTGCCTGGGTACAAGTTTGGATTGCCTGGCTGGTTAACCAGCACGTTCAGCGCTTTGAAGAAAGGCGCTGAGGGCGCTGTTGATCTTGTTAGTGAAGGCGCTAGTGGCGTAGTCAACAAGATTGCTAACGCGACTGGCCTTGGTAAGCTTGCAAAGACGTTCAGCGATAATACCACTGCGTTTGGTGCGATCGCGAGTGGGGCTAAGGATTCTTTGATTGATAACGCAATCAAGTATGTGCAAGGGTTCTTTGATCAGTTCTCCGACACATCTGAAGATGGTGCTGGTTCATTAGCACCGCACTTTGGTTCACCGTTCAAGGAATCTTCGGGATATGGCCCACGTGCAGGTGGTTTCCACAAAGGTATCGACTTTGCGGCGCCATTAGGTACGCCGATCCCAGCTCAATATGGTGGTACTGTCGTGCAGGCAGGCCCAGCTAGTGGGTTCGGTAACTGGGTTGTTATCAAGCCGTCTGGTGCGTCCGTAGATACGATTTACGGACACATGAAACGAATGAAAGTGAAGACTGGTCAGCATGTCAAAGCTGGGCAAATTATTGCATGGGTTGGTAGTGAAGGCCAATCAAGCGGACCTCACGTCCATTATGAGTTGCGCGCTGGTTTAGGTGGTAAGAGCTATAATCCAATGACTTATGGTGCAAGTTCAGGTAACCCGTCCGGTCATTCAGTTAATCGTTGGCGGCCATATGTTGCCCGTGCGTTAAGGGCTAACGGGTTCGCTGCTACCGCCAGTCAAGTGGCTGCTTGGATGAAAGTTATCAGGCGTGAATCAAACGGTGATCCATCGGTAATTAACACTTGGGATCCTAATGCTAAAGCTGGGCATCCTTCTAAGGGGCTTGTTCAGACAATCCAGCCAACATTTGATGCGTATAAGTTCAGGGGTCACAATAATCCGCTCAACGGGTATGACGACCTTCTAGCTGGTATTCACTACATGAAGGCTAAATATGGCTCAGGGTCAAATGCGTTTGCTACCGTGAGTGGCCCAATGGGTTACGATTCTGGTGGTCGTATCATGAAGAAGCAGCTAGCATGGTTGGCTGAAAATAACCCAGAATACGTGGTTAACCCAGAACGTGATAGTGCTGACAGCTTGATTGTTGAAGCGGCACGAGCACGAGCTGCTAAAGCGCCTAATGGATTAGTTGCTAAGGCTATGCGAGTAGTTGGAGCTGCTAAGGCAGGTATTCAACGCACAGCGCCAAGCTTTGCATCACGGGGAGTGGCAGAGGCAGAAGGCCAATTTGTCGGCAACCAAGCAATCAGTGGCGATGTGACGATCACTGTTCCGTTAGATAGCGGGGTTCTCACACAAGCGGTTTATCCTAAGGCCAAGCTTATGCAGCAGCGTGATATTACGATTCAGGCGAAAAAAGGAGGCTTGCACTAGTGAGTTCAATCGTTATTCAAAAGATGGATGGAACGGTTTATGATTTAGAAAAACTAGGTATTCGTGTGATTAGTTTTGACCCGCCTGGGTCGAACTATCAACACACGTTTACACAAATGAGCGAGTATAGTGCGGTTCTAACTGACACGCAAATGCAACAAACCACAATCCCGCTGGTGTTCAAAGTGAATGCGGCTGATAACTATGACTACGAGCTAAAGCGAATGCGTGTGCTCAAGGTATTTGCAGGCTACGAGCCTTTTTACATCATCAACCGACGCATCTCGTACTTGCGCTGGAAGGTGGTGCCAGAAAGCTACACGTACGCTCGGCAAAGCAATTACTGGGGCACTCAAGCGATTACGGTCAATCTGACGTGTGTTGATGGCGCAGCAGAAACCGTGCTGACGAGCCTTGATAAAGGGTTCCTAAATGGCTTCGGTATGAGTGCCAGTCTAACGACGGTGCCAAAGTATGAGTTCACAAATCAATCAAGCTTTACGGTCTGGAATGGTGGCACAATCCCGCTGCGGGCCGAGGAGCACCCGGTACTGATCACTTTGGATTGTACGGCCAGTAAGACAGTGACGATTGCCAACCAAACAACCGGCCAAAGCCTAACGGTCACGATGCCGCTAGCTAAGGGCAAGCCGTTACAAATTTACGGCTTGAAAATGGTCGTTGATGGTACGTCGGTTTTTAGCAAATCAAATCACGGTTATTTGGATTTTGCGCCGGGAGATAACAAGCTGACGGTCGGCGGCACTAGTGATTTTACGATCAGCTTTAAAACACATTTTTATTATTAGGGGGCTTTTGATGCTCATCATAACGGACTACACAGGCGCGTCAGAGGCGCTCAAAGTAACCGGCCTACAATTGACCTTGCAACTCGGGCAAGTTGCTCAGCTGGACTTCACGACATGGAATGACGATAGCAATCAGACTGGCTATGCAATGCTTTCACCGCGGGCTTTAATTCAGGAGCCCGACACAGGTATGTTGTTCCGGGTATCAGAGAACGACGGCAGTACGGCCGGCAAGTATTATAGCCGTGCGGTAACCTGCCTAAGCGTCATTCAAGATTTAAATGACAACTATATCCGCAGCACGATTAAAGGCAAGCAGACGCTCAAAGCTTGTATGGACTTGGTCACCAATGGCACTAAGTTCACGTACACGATACACGACACAATCAGCGACCATGATTTTGGCGATGAAGAGTTCGGTAATGGTCACAGCTTCGACTTGTTCTTGAACACGCTTGTAACTGATTTTGGATTCGAGTGGTCCAACGACAACTATCACATCGACATTTACAAGACTGTTGGCAAGCAGGACGCATTTGTCTTTGTGGACGGCGACGATGTTAACTCTGTTGCTGAGACTAACGACTACACAACGATTACGACCAAGATTCACGGCGAGGGTAAGCATGACGACAACGATAAGCCGAGTTGCAGCTATGACTATGTCAGTCCGAATGCTAAGCTTTATGGCGAGATTGCGGCCGATGATTACCAGTCAGATAGTATCACGAGTGAAGACGAGCTCAAGAAAGTGTTGCCAGGGCAGTTACAAGATTATCCCAAAGTGCAGTACACGGCCAACCTGAATACTTTTCAGGCAGCTTCACCAATCGGAGCCGCGAACGATGCTGCCATTGGCAACTACGGTTACTTGCGTACTAGAAATGGCATTGATGTGAAGACGCGGATTGCGGCCAAAGCGCTGTACTTGCAGAGCACACATACTATCTCAACTGTGACGTTTGGCAATCTTAAAGACGACCCAGCGATGATCACAGCACGCTTGCAAGCTAACCGTAGTCGTGACGTTCAGGCAATCAAGAAGATTGAAAGTGAGAGTAGTAAGCTCGTTGCTAACGCTGCCACCAGCATTACAGTTCTGGATAAGGTAGGTGAGGTTGATGACTGAAATTAGACCAATCGCAGGGAACGACAAGACGGTGTTTTATCCTGTAACTCATAGTCAAGCTGTTAAGGACTTTGACAAAGGCGTAACTAAAGCGATTGCAGCCAGTCCAACCGGATTTTTTAATTTGCTCAAGTCTGACGTCGAAGATTGGCATGATGGGCTGATTCCAAAGACGATAAAAATGCAGTCACCTAGCGGGGCTGTTTTTTTAGTTTCGATTGGCGACGATGGAAAACTTGCAGTAACGAAGGAAGGGGATAGCGATGGCAATACAACTAGTAACTGACCAATTGTCAACTGAATTGGATGAAATGTTTCGAAACCAAATTATTGGCAACTTTAAGACCATTGAAAAGGCTTTAAATGACTTGGACACTTTCCAAACTACGTTGAATTTTGAGCAGAATAAGATTAATCAAAGCTTGAAAGATATTGATCATGGGTTGGAAAGTATTAAAGTTGATAATAAAAATAGAGATGCAAATATTGAGGCCATCGTTAAAATCTTGTCGGATTATGATGTACCGGTTCAAATTGTCAATGGCAAAGTACTAGAAACTGAGGAAGGTGAGTAAATGATTAGCACGATTACATTAGATACGTACAAGCAACAGATTAAGTCTGGTGATGCTTTTAACGTACAAGAAAGCATCAAATCAGCTTACGACATGAACACTGCCTTTAACGGCCGGGTGGGTGATGAACAAGTACCATTGGTTGTCCAGTTCAAAGAACGCGGGCTAGCACAACGATTTGAAGATGGGTTAGTGCCATTCTTGACCGGCTTCGTGGGCAGCCTTGATGAAAACGACCAAGTGACCGCTGAAACCGGTGAAGCAGTTAGCTATGTTGGAACCAGCGATGATATTGTTGGTTTAGGCCGAGTTAAGATGAACCTTCCAGGAACCATATTCCCACAGGAAGGTTATTTCTACGGCTTCTTGGGGTTACAAAATGCTGACGGTAAACGGGTGACAACTTTCAATGTCTGGTTCCACGTCTATAATGGCAACCCGGACATGTTCGTTAATAAAGCACCGTTTAGAACTGAACTGCAAAAGTTGCTTGATGAATCTGAGCAGTTGATCAGCAAGACTGATGGGGTTATTCAAGCCAAGTTAATTGAATGGCAAAATGCTATCAATAAATTAATTACTGATGGCAACACGAATTTAGATGCCTACAAACAACGAGTTTCCTTGGCAGAGGATCAGATTACAGCTTTAGCAGCTAAAATCAAAGCCGGCGGTCTTTTCACCCAAGCTGATTTTGATGCGGCTATTCAGCCGTTAGAAGGCTTGTTGGTTGGCAAAGTAAACATTGATGAATCACTGGATATTGGAGGCAAGCTGTCACGTTCGTGGGCAACCCAAGTTGATGATTTTATCGCTAAGTTACCCGCAGGCGGATTCAAGATGGCAATTGTGTCAGATTCGCATTATGAAGACTTATATGATGAATCTAGTCCGTACAGCTATCAATATACGGCGGACGCATTTGAGCATTTGAACGCCTTTAATCGGCTGGGCAATGCTGTAAATATTATGATTGCCGACGGTGATAACGTTAACGGATTGGACGGTGACGTGCAACATACCATTGCTGACGGAACAGTTTATGCAACGAAGCTGCTACAAACTTCGATGGCTGCGGATAAATATGTGTTGTTAGGCAACCACGATGATAATTCGCCACAATTGCGGTTGGGTAATTTATTGCCAACCGATGTAATCACTGATGATCAGTTCAAAAAAATGTATCAAACTGACGACTTAATTAATGGCGAAAATCGATCAGACGGTAGCCTTTATTTTTACAAAGATTACGCTGACCAAAAGGTCCGAGTCATTGGGCTGAATAGTTTTGACGTACCGGAAAGAGTGACTAACGCCGACGGCACGGTTAAATTTCCGCGTTACTTAATCAGCAATTACTCACAAGACCAAATCAATTGGCTGGCGAATGTAGCGCTTAAAAATATTCCAGCTGGTTATCAAATTGTGGTTGTAACACATGCGCCATTGCCATACGGCTATACTCCCACCAGCGAAGGTCACATGTACAACCAAACGGTTGTCGAAGGACTATTGAATGCGGTGGCGACTGGGACTAGCTACAGTGGTAAGTCTGAGGATGGCACGCCAGAAGAATGTCAGGTATCAATTGCAACAGATTTCAATCAACAAGGTGCGCGGCCAATAGCCGGATTCTTTGGTGGACACGTTCATAAAGAAATTATCAAGCCACTGGATCACTTCACTAACTGTGTTGTTCTGGCAGACGCCAATATTGATCAGGGAAATGTGGGAACAATTAACGAGTTAGGTATCACAGTGGTTACGATTGATACGGCAAACCGTAAGGTAACGTTGAACGGACTAGGTCGGGCAACTGATCGGCAATTTACTTACTAGGGGAGTGATTAAAATATGGCAAATATAGTTGATAAAATTAATCAAATTGGACGCAAAACGACAGAGTTAGCTGCTAACATGATTCCAGCCTCTACACAAAATAATGGCTTGATGACTCCTGCAGATAAACGGCTAGTTGATTCGCTCAACGGGCAACGTACCAGAATAACTGAAGCAAAATCAGTCAATGATTTGGAACCAGGATTCTATTCGGGCGGTGTGTTGCTCAAAGATGTGCCAATAATTGATGGATTAACAGGATATAATGAGTGGTTCATTGAGGTTAGCAAGACATTCACCGGCGATAAATTAATTACAGCCATGCAAGTTGCTACGGGTTCAACTTGGCAAAAGGTAATCGTTCAAGCACCAACCGATTCGTTAAGGCGCCCAACTGTTTGGTCTAAAGTGACCACAGAAACCATTTTGTGGGCTGGTACGGTTGGTTTGGCATTAGGCACTACATTAACATTGGTAGATGATATGTACAATTACGACGGGTTGATTGTTAATTATAACTTTAATGGGGCCTCAGATAGTGCTCGTTTGCAGGCTGCACGGGTCAATGAACTGACAGGGGTGCCGTCACTACTGTACTTTGACGGCATGAACATGTCGAATACGTTAAGTGATGGCGTGTTGAACATGGACTTTTTTGAAGCCTATTTGGAAAAGGTTGACAATACCCATCTTAAATTTTCCAGCTTTAATCACATTGTTGCCAACTTGGCCAAAGGTACCGCTGTCTATAACACGGGCAACGGTGATTTCATGATTTCACAGATTGTTGGGGTGAGATAAATGCAATTACTAATTAATAATCAACAAGCTATTATTGGTTATGTGACGGTCGGTAGTGCCGACCAAGGAATTGAATACACAGGCACATTGCCAGATGGTTTTGAGGAAAACTTCAAGCCGTCTTTTTATTTGTTTCAGAACGGTACCATTATCGCTAATCCAAACTACGTTACACCAGTTGAACCAACACCAGATAGTAGACCAACGTCTGAACAAGAGGCATTGACGGCAATAGCTCAACAAATGGCCGATCAACAGCAACATATTGCGTCACTAGAACAGGCACTAACAGCCTTAGCACAAGGAGGTGCTAAGTCATGATTATTGTATTCAAATTCGCGTATCAGTTATGGCACACAATGGATAAAGCTGAAGTCGCTGCGGAAGTAGCTAAGAATTCGATTACGGCCGATGACTATAAGACGATTACCGGCGAGGACTACGTGTCGCCAACCACTGAATAATAGGAGATGATAAGATTGAAACTCAAAAGTAAACTAGCACTGACTGGAGCAGCCACCATGGCGGCTCTTTTTTTAGGGCTAAATGCTAACGCTGCCCGCATGGATATGGTCGATGTGTCGAATAACAACGGCTATATGAGTACCGCTGAGTATGTTTCGATGCGTAACGAGTTTGGTGTTAAGGCGCTCACCGTTAAGATTAGTGAAGGCACAACCTTCAAAGATGGCTATGCTGCTAGCAATATCGCTAATGGTCAAGCGGCTGGCTTATACGTCAACGGCTATCATTTTGCGCGTTACGCCACTAAGGCACAAGCGATTGCTGAAGCTGACTTTGCCGGTAAAACAGCTAAAGCGGCAGGACTACCAGTTGGCGCAGTATTGGCAACGGACGTAGAATCGGCTGAAGAACAAGGAATCTTGTCACAAGCAACCAATGACCGCAACAATGCCGCCTTCATGAAAGAGATTCAGAAGTTTGGTTATCGGGCCGACATTTACACGTCTGGATCATGGGCTAACAACAAGATGACCATCAAGGGCAAAACAGGGTGGGTTGCTGGCTACCCCTATGTCATGTCTGGTCAGAAATGGTATACGAATAACAATGCCTGGCAATGGTCTGGGTCAGCCCATTTCCGGATTAGTTACGGTGGGTTTGACGTTAGTCAACTTTATACTGATTACTACACAGCTGGTCAAAAATCAACGGTCAAACCGACCAATAAGGATGCAGTTAAGGCCAACAACCAGGGAGCCAACAAAAACACTTCCAAGCCATCTACGTCAGCCAAGTGGGTCAAGGAAGCGAAGACCTACACACTCAAGACTGCGGTTAAGCTGCGCACAGGCGCGTCAACGTCATCAAATGCGATCACTATTTTGCCAGCTGGAACCACGGTCAAGACTGATCAGGCCATTATTCAGGACGGGTATCGCTGGGTACGCCAACCACGTTTTTATGGTTATGGCTATCTAGCAACAGGCCCAGCAAGCAATACGCTGGAATACGTAAAGAGTGGTGCCTTTCATACGTATTACACAGTCAAGCCCGGCGACAGCTGGTGGACAATCGCACAACGCAACGGCCTGAGCATGACTACATTAGCTAGCCAGAACGGCAAGACGATTTACACCACTATCTATCCCGGCCAGCGATTGGTGGTGCGGTAATGACACAATATGATGATGCAACTAAGCTATTAATGGATATTCAAAAGGATGTGGCCGCCACCAAAACGAAAGTTGAGAACATCGAAGAAAAACTGAATCAAGTTGACGATATTGGAGACAAAGCTGACAAGGCACTGGCCAAGTCCATTGAAGCTAGCCATCAAATTGACCGCGTGACAACCATTCAAAATGGGCTAATTGGTATCTTGGTTAGTGGCGTGCTCGTCACGTTAGTTATTTACATCGCAGAAAAGTTCCTTTAGGAGGGAAAATATGATTAAAAAAATTAGTTTTAAGAATGCTGATGGTAGCTTGAATGGTAAATTGATCGCTGGAATTATTTCGTTATTAATTGTGTTAGTTCAACAAGTCTTTGCCATGTTTGGCATTAAGTTTACTGGTGATTGGTCAGCAATTATCGCAGTATTGAATACCGTATTAACGATCCTCGGTATGCTGGGCGTTATTACTGACGTTCAAACAGTGACAGTACCAATAGTTAAAAGTGACGAGGAAAGCCAAGTTGAAGCGACGGCTAATAAAGTTGCTGACGAAGTGCAGGGGCCAGCGTCCACAGTCGCTGTAGCGGATAGTTCTGCAACGGGTATTAGTGAAACGACGTCAGAATCCGCCTCACAAGCAGGCGAAAAGTAGTATAATTAAATATTGAATTTGCTAATCCCCTGCGTTTCGGCGTGGGGGATTTTTTGTTAACAAAATATATAAAAAAGAGCCAGTCAAGACTGGCCCAATGTTTAAATAAATAAAATGGGTGTTCTGTTTCTCCTAAGATAATAAAGAACACAGTTATTATACATTAAACCTGATTAATATAACAAGGACTTATTAATATTTTTCTATAGATTACTTTCGGTATTGTGATATAAACCGACAAGTGTTATTATGTCCCTTGTCCTGTTATTAGTATCACAGCTTTCAAATCCCCCCAAGATTGTCGGTTAGTGGTGCCGGAAGTGATGAGGATAATCTTCTGCTTGATGAGTGGAAGATTTTTTTGTGTTGCTTGCCTGTATATTTTGTTAGTGAGAGTTTAGATTTAGCATTATTAGCTGTCAATATAGCTAATTAGATAACTACAAGACTTTACAGAATAGCAAGTAATAAGTATAATATTAATTGTCTCTAGTGTAGTTTCTAGATGATAGTTATAACTTGATTAATTCCCCTGCGTTTCGGCGTGGGGGATTTTTATGTATTACCCGCCTAGGACTGGCCAGTGGAATCAATGAATGATTAGCATATTGTACTCCATAAACGACGGAAACATAGTTAAAATTGATTTTTAACTACAAAAGTTGTAATTTTAGACAAAACAATAAAATTCCACACTAACCTTAATTGGCCGGTGTGGGATTTGTTTGTGTTTAAGATAATAAGTTGGTATATAATAGTGGAAAAAGCAAAACATCAAAAAATGACCAATATTAAATTAATTTGTGCTCTTCCACGATTTGTAAATAAAATATCTCTCTTTTTCAGAAACAGCTTATAAATGGCATTTATAGCGTGCTACCCTTGATGGTATAACTACCGTGCGGGTGATAAGTCGACGTCGGTAGATAAAAAGAGAAGCGTCATAATGCTGGTATATCAGCATTATGACGCTTCTCTTTTGCTAATTGGTATCAAATTAAAACCCCAATTTTGCGTTTTGGCTGTTGTGATCACAACAGCACTGTTAAGCGCTCATAAAAAAGGGTTTTGGGATCGTGTCACAAGTAAGGGTCCTATGAATTAA